TAAGACTTTATCTTCTATATTCATTTCACCATCCAATACAATTGCCGAGGAGAAGATAGATGATCTATTTAGAGATTTATCTACTAATCTGAGTCAGAGAATAATGGCTGATTTCCATGGAATCACAGATGGTAGGCAAGGCTATATCAGTAAAGATAGGTTCAGTATAGGTAATCTACACAGACGGGAATCGAGAAGAATGGGGCATGTGTCAGAGACTATGTGGGAACCCTATTATCGAGGGATGGCTGAGATTCCGGAGACACAATCTCTTGCACGGGTGCCAACTGAATCAGATAGGGCTATGATTTCTTATCGAGGACAGAACATTGAGTTTCCAGATTCAATAGATGAAGTTCTTATACCTTTTCATTCGGATGTATATCTACGTGTTCAAAAATTAGCTTCATCTGCTCCGTCAGGTGATATAGCAGATATAGAAAAATCTCCAATAATACGTCTTGAAATTATAAATACATATCCTGAACCGTTAGGAGAGGAAATCGCTGATGCACTGGCAATGGGGTCCAGAAACGTGGCAAGTTCTAGGGCAGACAAATCCGTTGCTGCATCAAAGAATTTAAGACAATATGTTGCGGATCATCTGATTGATGGAAAGCGAGTAGAGGGTGCGGAATATGTTCCCGGTACTGTGCGCTTTACCCTGAATGATATTCTAGAAGGAAAGAATGGATATCTAATAAAACAAAAGAGTAATGGTAAATGGGCTGCTTTTGACAAGGGTAGGGCATTGCCAACTGAGCATAATACTAGGGACGAGGCTGGGTTTTCTGCTTGGTATGATTTATACGGCAGGAATAATGGTGAATTTGCCGGATCATTCAGGGATCTCTTTCCGGCTAATATGTTATTTGAAGAGAACTGGCACCTACCTGCTTTGAAGTTAGAGTTTATACATGCTGCTCAAAATGGTAGAGATGCTATATCCATATCTAGCCCTAAGGCTATACTAAATCAATATGGCGAAGCTGCTATGCCATATAGACAAAGTAGATACGGAAAGGATAGTAAAAATGGACTATACAATAGCCTAGCTAGAATTGTCACTAATACTATGAAGATGAGTGGGTGGTCAAAATGGGAAGATCGTCATAGTAGACTCTTTATGAAAGATATAGAAATACCTGTAGGTATTAATCTTAGATCTGAAAAACAATTATCAAAAGATATTATTGCCAAAGCTAAAGGTGAGCTTCCTCCAGATTACCATATAGAATATGGTAATGGTTTACATAATAGATTAGACACTTTATTGAGAAGATATGAGAAGCTAGAACAGTCTGAATTATCTATAGGAGTGAAGCCATATGTTGAATCTGACCGTACTGTTAGCCAGTTAATTGAAAATATTGATTACAGGCCATATACGATTAAGTATCTGAATGATGAGAATGAGGCAATAATAGATCCTATACTACGTGGTATGACTGCTAAAGATATGTCTGTGTTTCTAAACAGGGAATTGAGGCATTTAGCACTAAGAGAATGGGCGACCATAGCTAATACAAAGCGTGTTCAGGAAGATGTTCTATCTATAAGAGATCCTAAGGCGAGGGTTCTTCTTGCCCAAAGGCGTAAGTTACTTACTGACGCTGCTGATTTATGGCATCATCCAGACGATAGGGATCGGATAATGGGTGTAATAGCAGCGAATACTGCGGATGCCATCGAAGATTTGAATAAAGCAATTTCTGGATTATTAACAAAAATCCCTAGTGCCCGAATAGCGCCTGCATTGGATGATCCAGTAGAGATTGGTGGTTCTAAATTAATCAATGCGTTCAAGTCAAATCCTTCATTTCGCCGTAATTTATCTAAAACACTGAAACCGGGAGACCCTAGTGACTTAGACGATGGATTCGTATCGCTAAAAGATGTTCTTGAGTTATGGGGTGTTAAGCACGGTGCCCGACAGAATGAGTCGAGAACAGAAGATATTATGGATCTTATAGTTGGTATTGCATTAGAAAATGCAGATCCACGATTAAGGGCTCAGGTAGACAGTGCTACAGGGATACGCCCATATATTAGGCTAGATTCCACTAAAACAAATAAAACAGTTACGACTCATGGACTTGAGCTTAATACTCCTCTGATTGACGAGAACGGCAACATACATTCCAGCCTAGATATACTTCCTGATGGAGGCGTAAGGCCCGATCCGGGTGTAAAGCGCTCTATTGGCTCAGCAGCTAGGACAGCACAGATGAGGCTGTACCAGATAGAAGGGCAAGAGCCTAGTGGGGGCACGGTCTTTGGCTTCACAGACTTTCAAGATGATGGAAAGGCAATCATTAGTTTCTCAAAGCATGCCAATATCAGAACTGCGTTCCATGAAGCAGGGCATGTAATCAGAAGAGGATTAATTGAAGATCAACTTCGTGTTGCTGGCGAATGGGCAATGGGGAAGGATGTTTATAACGGTTTAAATAATAAGAATATATGGACACGGGCAGGTGAGGAAAAGTTTGCTGATGCATATGAGCAGTATGTAGTAGATAACGTACTTCCCCGTGATGTGGACTTAAAACTTATATTCGATAAGATGACGGAATGGTTCGTTTCTGTTATTAGATCTATAACAGGGACTCCAGATGAGAAGAACCTAAGTCCTGAGATGAAAAAGTTATTTCGCAGCATAACTGGCGGAAGGATGCCATCTGCTAGAAAGATAGAAAATAACATCCCATCTTCTATGGTTCTTAATGCCAAGAAGTATTATGGGCATGATGTGAGTGTCACTCAAGTTGCAGATGACGGCTCTGGTGATATTGACAGGCTATTCAAGGTTGCCGAAGGAGCAGATGATGATCCCGGAGATGTGGTGCAGCCACCTGTTGAGACACTGAGTTCTTTATCAAGTATGGAAGATACATTAAATATTAACTTTATAAATGACAATTACAGAAAAATTGCTAATATGCCTGTGATACGCAATATAGTAGGAAGATTTAATCCTTCTGCTATTGCCTTTAATCCTTTATTTAAATCTCTTATGGCCCATCAGATGCTTAGATCTGAGGGTGCTCAGAAAGCACAGATTGCATTTACCAGACTTAGTAGGCTCGGAAAGCAATCCGATGTTTTTGGATCTAATGATGATGACGGCTTTCTTGCGGAAGGGCCTCTGAAGGGATTTACTGTCAATGGTATAAGAAGTATGCCTAGTGACTCTAGGTGGGCAAGCAAACTTACTTCAGATCAAAGAGAATGGATTACGATAGCTAATCAGATTGAAGAAGCAAAACTTGATATGCTGAAGTTTGAAGGTATTAATATAAATGAACTGTCATTTGAAGAGGGCGGTGTGTATGCAGGGCGTAAGGTTATGGGGAAGGTTTTTGCGGATGGGGAGATTATGGAAGTTCAGGTAATGGGAGGAGGAAGGCCGGGAGCACGTTTAGGAGCCGAAAAGGAGAGGAAGTTTCGTACACAAGAAGAGGGCATATTAGCTGGATATAGATATCTGGATGATGATGAAACGCTATTACGAAATCTAGAGGGTGCATACAGAAGAGTAGCCGATCAAAGGGCTACTGATTATCTTATTCAAAATAACATAGTTTCTTCGAGAACTAAGGCCCTGCCTTCAGAGATACTTACAGATCTGGCATTTGCTAAAGAAAAACTTAAAGGGGCTGAACGCCTTATAGAGG